GCGCTAGACGGCGAAGCTGCTGTTCAATCACGGGAATGTAGAGGTCTTCGATCTGCTCTCTCGTGATGCGTTCCCGGTGGCCCTTCTTGTACGGCGTGACAGTAACGTACGTGAGTGGTGTGAAATCCATTGGAATCTCAACGCCTTCGCTTATTTCGCTGATCGCGGCGCTCCTTGAACCGCTTTCCTTTACGAAAGTCGCTGTTTTCCCGGCTACCAGCGGAAATTCCGGGAATAGTTTCTTGACGACGAGTGCGGGCATGGTTAATTCAATGATTTTCTTGTGCAACGCTGGATACGCAACTGCGCCCGTGTCAACCCATGTTAAAGCATCCCTTTGAAAACTCATTTGAACCCACCTACAAAACCAGGACGTAAGCTGTGCCGCCGCTTGTGGCGCCAGCGTTCGCCCAGCCGATTCCGGCACGCGATTGATTAATTGCTGATGCTGTTCCAGCGCTTGTGTTACAGTCTAGGGCCGTTACCCCAGGGATTGTTTGAATTGTCCCTAGAGGTCCTGAGCCAACATAATCACCCGCGCTTATTGTCCCGTAGGCTTTTGCTCGTGCTAGCCCTCGCCACAGTACTGAGACTGCTTTCCCATTAAGTGCGCTTGTCAGGCTGATTCCACACTTTTTGAGGCTTGGGTTTGTGGTGGGCTTTTTAACTGTCCAATCAGCGGTTATTTCGACAACTTGGCCGATTGTAATGTCCTCGCCTGCAATTTCTGTCGTGATATAGCGGTCAGAAACGTGCGGGGTTGTTCCTTCAAATACTGGTGCACTCATTCAAATCGCCTTACTTGAAGCCGACAAGTTTCCGGTGTGCCTTCAGAATGTCTTGGAACCAGTCAAAGTTGCCAAGGGCATCACGGTTGATCTCGTTAACTGCAACGATGCCTTTCCCAGCAACCTTCTGCGCTGTCGAATCTCCTTCGGGGGCCTTTTGAGTATTCTTTGCATCTTCCAGATTCTCTGCTTCTTCGCCTTCCTCGCTCAGCTTCTTCGATAGTTCGCTGATCTTCTTGCTAAGGTTCTTCTTCGTTGCCTTCTTGGCAAGCTCTGACTCTAATTCTGCAACCTTCTTGTTCAAAGCGTCAAGGTCCGCGTCTGAAGCTGAAGGTCTCTCTCTGATCTTCTTTTCCAGCAGAGTAAGCTGATTCATCAAGTCCTCATATTCAACCTGCTTGGGCGCTGTTTCGCCTAGACCAACGTTCACTACGCCTTGTGCTTGAAGTTTAGAAGCCTTTTCATCTGCTTTTGCAGACATTAGCTTCACCTCTTGTTGTTGTCCATTTTTGTTTTCAGGTTCTTGCGGCTCCTTAGGCCTAGAACCCACATCCTTGTTACTATTACCTAGTAACTGTGAAGCGTCGCTGTTTCCAGCAACCGTATTCATAATCGCGTTCCACTGGTCCTCATTCATGGCTGCAGCGAAGCCCACAGGCTTAAACTCCGTGTTCTTGTAGGCTGGGCTCGCCACGATGCTGAGCTCGCGGACCTTAGGCTTATGCACGATTTCCCAGGCTCCAGGACACAAGTGGATAAGCATGCCCTCTTTTCGGGTTGGACGCTTGCATTTGCTGCATTCAACGTCATCACTGTCAACCTGAATGCTAACATGCGTAACGTAGCCACGCAGGACCTTCTCAACAAGTTTTTCCTCGCCAACCTCAGCCCTGAACCATACAGTATCGCCGACACGCTTGGCCTCAGGGACTTTCCCGATGACCATCAACGCGCTTTCAGCGTGATCCACGCGAAGCTGAGCCCCTATGAGGCTCTCCGTGACAAAGTCAAGGTCCTCAGCTGGCACCTGCCACTTGTTAGCGTTGACGCTCGTGTCTATGGCTACGCCTTCAATGTTGATGAGCTTCTCCTTCAGAGCAAACTGGGCATCTTGCCCCTCTTGCGCCTTGAAAGGAACAAAATATCGGAGCTGCACAGGTTTCTACCTCAGATCACTATCGCAGTTTTCCCGTTTTGGCGTAACCACTCTTCCTGCCAGGCCCTGAATGTTTCGACGCTTTCAAGCATGCCCTTCTTTTCTTGTGGACTGTAGCCCTGGCAGCCGGGAACGCTGCAGGCAGGATGTGCCAGGCCGACTTTCTTGTAGGCTTCGAGAAGCGTGTCATGTGCTTGTTTCTGCTGGGCTGATGAAAGGCTCGTGTGCGTAACACGTGCCATAGCATTTCTCAGGTGTGGCAGATCAACTTTCCCGCTTGCATCTTTGTACGGCAGGTTTCTGTTGGCCCTTGGAACAGTCTTGCCTTCTTCGTCCTTTTCCCCTTTGACTACTAGGGCAAAACTCGAATCGGGCAAACTGTTGATATACGACGTTGACCACTCTCCAGCGACAAAACTCATTTCAAATCACCATGAAAAATTGATGGTCTTCACCCGGGTGAAGTCCATACAGGACTATTTGACTTCTGAAACGTTCATGTAAGCGTTTACAAACCGCCTTCTCCACTCGTCCCACGCCTTGAAATCGAGAAGAGTCCGAATTTGGCCCTTCAAGTGCGTGTCAAGCCACTTCCTCACTTGCTCGGCAGTCTTGAACTGTTCCTTTTCAAACATGTAATTCTGAATCTCCCACCGATCAGAGCTCTTGACTTTCCCAAGCGTGATCTTGATGCCTTTGCCAAGCTCCTTGACGCGAAACTTGTCAAACCTCGCTGGGTCCTGAACCCGATACCTGAAAACTTCTGGTCCTTCTTCTAAGCCTGGCATAGAACATCCCTCTATAACAAACCTCTAGCTTCGCTAATTCGCGAGCCACTCGCAGATCGTGAGCAAACGCTTCAAGATCTGAGCCTTAACACACGCGAGCCTACGCTTGTTATCAATCAGCAGCACATACGTCGTCTGATCTGCCGGAACAACGATTCGCATGTAACGGTTATAACGGTACTTTTTCGGGTCCATCTTACCGTAAAAGAAACGCCTGATCCTGCAGAACAAGCAGCTAAAGTGGGGCCTACGCATCTCGTCAGTGTAACCGCATAGGCTGCTGCATGCCATACGCGGCCACCAACTACCCGCCTTCTTCACCAAACAATACTTCCTCTTCTTTCACGATCATGCATCTGCAGTTCGGATGGGCATTCGGCGCAAACGTGTCATCATCCGTAAACTCGCCGTACGGGAACATTCCATACAGGTCATTCGGATCCTCCAGCTCGTAGACGTCATCGTCATATTCTGCGCATTCCTCACATGTGCGCTTATCGTCAACAATGATGAAACGCCAAACTGAATACTTCACGCGTGGACTGACAACTGCAGCCTGAAACGCTTGAAAGGCCCTGAAGGCTTCGAGAGCCTCAGCCTGCTTCAGCAATAAGCCATCGCCTACCCCTCTGATTGACTGCTGCGGCCGAGCCTCCACTAATCTCAGCCGTTCCGTCGGTTCCGTTGCCTTCAGGGTAGTCTTCGGGAAAGCCTAGCCTCGGTCGGGCCTCTTTCGCGTAGATTATGCCCTTGTCCACAAGGTCACAGTACATTTTGGCCTTGTCCTGTATTGTGGGCTCCCAGATGGGCCGCCACTTGACCTTCGGGATCTCGACGCCCTCGCCGAACTTGGCATTGAGAAGCTGTTTGAAGAGCACGGTTTCAAGCACGTCTGCGATGCATTCCTGGAGCATGCGCAGTCTGGTAACGTATTCTTGCATCACAACCTCAGCGGTAGCCCTGTTTGTTCCTTCACTTTTGCCCATGAATATTTTGGGCACGCCTAAGACGGCTTCGCGTTGAGTGTAGAGGTAGTCGAGCCAAAACTGCACGTTAACGTCCTTGGTCATGCTTTGGATCACGTCGACGCTGACGTCGCCTCGGACGAACACGTCTGTGGCTGCCTGGCGAGTGCTGAAAGCTTCCATCAGTGCTGTTAGCTGTGGATCACTGAACGGCCTTTCAGGCGTCCCAGCCTTGACCACGAGCATCGGCTTAGTGTAAGTGTGAATGATGATGGCCATGTCGTCTTCAAGCTGATCAATCAACGCTTGTATCTTCAGCATGGACCTCAACTGCGAAGTGCCATAGCTGAACTCGTACCACCAGCTCTTAGGCGACCAGCGAAGATGAATAATGTCCTGCGCTGTGAAGGCTACGGGGGGAAACGTTAGGAGTTGAATGTAGCCGAACACGTTTCCGTAAGCATCACGACGGACGCGCATGTGCACGGGATCAAGAGGCTTAAGCCACCACTCCTCAGGCGGCACAGTCTCTTCGCGGCAGACTTCCAGGTAAGCATTGCCGAAGACAAGCATGTCGACGCCTGAGATCCGCAGAGTCTCTAAAGCGTTATGCTCGTCAAGCCAATCTGTGAGCCATTCGCGGACCTTATCGTCTCCGCCTTCAAGCTCGAAACCGTTGCTGATGGCCAAGTTTATGGTTACGTCGAGGGCTGCTTTGATGTAGGGCGTGAAAGTGTACAGGTCCTTGTACTTGGGCAGGTCCTCGATGGGTGTTGCGCCCCACAAGCGGTCCCAATACGCCGTGTATGGGGGCGTGACGAAGCCTGCGCCGCTGCCCTTAAGCATGTACTTGTTAACGTAGCCCCAGAGCATGTTGTCAGCTTTCCAGCTGAAGGGCACTTCTTCTTCCAGCTGCTTCCTGCTGATGGCCTCGGGGACTGTGCGCTGCGCCTTGAATCTGCTCCTAAGAGCAGTAGCAGATTTCCGAATAGTCTTCGCGATGAAACTCATTCTGTCAACCTTTACCCTGCGATTTTTGGTGTTGTAGCATGACTGCGCCTATGCCTGGAGGGGCCAGGGCTTGTTTGAGACTATATCTAAGTGCGTCCGTAGCATGGTCATTCTCCTTCACGTCTTCCCTGTACTCGAGTAGTTCGCTGATGAGGTTCACGCATTTTTTGCTGATGAAGATTCTAGGCTGGCCATCGCCTGCTTTCGGGAACCTTCCCCCGAGCTCCCGGATACCATCTTCTCGTCGGCCTTGGTAGCCTATTGCATTAAGCTGAGTCTGCCTCAACGCGTCGATCGTTTCAGGATTTGACGGGTCGCAGAAAATAGGCCCTGCCCCATACTTCTGCTTGAACTCTACGAGCGCCTTGATTATGTCCTCTTTTTTCATGTGCCGATCATACACTTCATCCAGGACCCAGATCCTATCATCGCCATCATAACAAACGGCTAAAATTGCTGTCGGATTAGTCCACCCGAAGTCCACACCAAACCGCACTTCTCGGACAAGGCCTAAGTGAATTTCTCTCACGTGCACGCTGGAGTCGAAGCTGAAGCTTCCGCCGCCAACAGCTGCAAAACGGCCGTAGACAAAGCGATCTGCGAAGCCCCCTGTATGCGTACGCACAATTTCAGTTATGAAATCCTTGGGCAGCTTTGTGTTATCATATATGCTCCAGCGATACACCCGGCAGTTAGGACTCTTCGTCACGGGATTTTCGACTGCGTTGAAAAGTTCGCTGCCTGGAGTATCAGGCGTTGTCGTTATCCATACTCCTGGCTCTA